AAGTCTGCACAATCAACTCGAAAAGCACAATCAACTCGAAAAGCACAGGTAGCAAATATCGCTAACGTGACGCCGCAACAGGCGGCACAAGCTCTGATCGAAGAGCGGAATACTTCTGTGATTGAGCAGGTGCTAAAAATGTATACCAGCTCAGGCGGGTACAAAGCCTTGGCCAAGATGGAAGGTGCCATCTCGAGAGAGACGTTGCTTGCGGCCGCAATGCCGGTTGTCAAACGTATGAATCCAGGTCTGTGGAAACAGATCGCAAATGCGACGGTCGAAAGCTCGGCAACTCGAGACCTCTCGAAAGTTCCGACGAACGGCAAATCAACCCCGAGTGATAAGACCAAAGTTACAGCTCCGAATACAACTCCAGGAGAGTCAGCTCCGAGCACGGCGCCGAACACAGCTCCAGGCGAAGCAGCTCCAGAGCACGGTCCTGCACGATCGGACAACACGCAAATGTTGCCGCAAGTGCAAGCTCCGTTTGCTCCGGCCAATACGGGAGACGCAGCGAGATCCATCATCAATGATCCCCAAAACAAACCGACGTTGCAGACTAACGTTCAGGACGAGGAAGAATACTTGAGCCAGCAACAGAAGAACATGAGACCGATGCAGGGCGCCAAGTTGGCGAAACGCGCTTCGATTTTCGACTCCCCTAAAGCCGATAACGAGACTATTCTAACCTCGGCGGCAAAAGAAATCACGGACGCTATGTCGATCGGCAAGTTTGCCAAACGTGGCGATTACATCGTGGCGAAGGTCGATTTTGACCCCAAGCATTTCTCGAAGTTGTCGGACCCTGAAGGTAACGCGCAGATGCAGGTTGTAGCTTTCGTGAAGGCAACCTGTGGGCGCAAGAAGCAAGGCCGGGATTTTGGCATGATCGGCAAGGTTTACATCACCGATCTCGACATGCGCAAAGGTACCGCCGCGGTACAATTCGTGTCGCAAGAGCAAGGCCCCGCGGTTACTGTCGTACAGACCGAATAATTTTTTCACACGGGACAGGTCTCGAACCGCCGAGGCCGATTATCCCAAGAAAGTTTCTAATGCGAGATAAGAATTCAAAACGTCTGCTCTTAGCGAGCAATCATCGACAGCCGATGATCATCAACATCGCCAAGTATCGCTCTGCGTATCAGTCCTCAATGCGTCGAGACGCGGTAATGCCTCTTTCCTTAGTTCTACAACCTAACGCCACGCAAGACATGACGGAATGGCTTGACATGTCTTTTGACGAAGCAAAGGATACGTTGCTCAAGTCCTACGACGTACAACGCCTCAAGCAAGTCGGTTATTTGGCGGAACTTGAGTTGCCGCCGAAGGAGGAGGCTCGTGCCAAATTTCGTGCGCGACAAGCCGCAGATCGCGTTAAACGCGAAGACGCGCAAGCCATTTTGGACGCGCAGCAATATACCATCGTCGAAACTCCAGTCAAAAACAGTAAAATGATCCTGACCGAAGACCTCGATCTGTCGACCTCGCCCTCGCCCGCGACTTCGCCCACGACCTCGCAGCTACCCGTCACGGACGGCTCCCAGGTGGTAGATGAGGTGGAACCTTCCATGCAACAACTGGTTGAGGAGGCGCTGCCGAGCACGAGATGGTCGCGAGAGAAACTTTTGGCCTACGCGCTCGACCGCAAATTGGACGTGAATGAGTCGACCTCCAAGAACAACATTCTCCGCAAAATTCGCAGCTTAGGGTAGGTTAAAGTTATGACGTTTGTCTCAACGACACTGCCCATCTCCCTCACCTTGGACTCAGAAGAGGAGGAGCTGCGAAAGATCGCCCCTTCTCGCGGCGCATTCGGGGAGAATGCCTCGGACTACCTGAACATGTACGACATGTTTATGTCCGTTATTCAGCACGCTAAGGCGCTTTCCAGCGATCCGAACGCGTTCTTGACTCCACAAGGCACGTACAACGACAAGATTATCAATGCCTACAAGGGTCTGATGGGCACCGCCATCAAGGCCATGACTGAACTAAATAAGATGAGAAATGCCGATAAAATGACGGCTTTTATCTTGGACTCGAACACGCGCGATCTTGTGGGCGCGGCTAGCGTAGAGATTGGTATGGAAATCAAGAAGATTATCGACGGCGTCGACTCCGGTAACTCTTCGGACGAAGTCGTGCTAGGTCTAAAACGCCTAATGTACCAGAAATTGCCTAAGATCTTCACGGAAGCGGCTCAAGAGAGTCTGGAAATTACCAAAGAGACTTACGGCCTACACTAGGTCATTATTTCGAGAGCATGTCACTCTCTATCCTCACCCTGCATGCAAGTCACGATTCAGTGTGAATTGGCGACAGCTCCAACCTCATAATTCAATTCTTTAAGGACATTATTTAAGCACCATGGCACGTTCAACACTCTCAATTCGTTATCTCGGCACCGCGGATCAAATGCCCTTGGACCTGTTTTTCAGTCCTAGGCGCTTTGTTCGGCACACTTTCACGCCTGGCTCAAGCCACGACGTGACCAGCATCTGCACCGCGGATGAACTCAATAGCAGCGCACAGTTTGTAGCGCTCGTTGACGCAGGTCTTTTTTCGGTTACTACGGTTGCCGGAAACGATGTTGCACCTCTTGTTGCAGGCGCGGCGGCTCCGTCCCTCGCAGGCGTAGCTGTGCCGCAAGTTCTCCGTTTCGTACTCGCTACAGGTGGATCGGCCGGAACCGCGGATGACGTGACACTGTACACCGCAGCGGCACCTTTCGCCATGCGCATCGTTGATGCTTGGATGCTTGTCGTGCAGGACGGCAGTGGCGACACTGTTCAAATTCGCACGGAGGCTGCCGACGCTGGAACTGCATTGACCGCGGTCATTACTTGCACCGTTGCGGGCCTCAACCGTATGGCAGGCGCGACACCGACCGTAACCACTACGATCGCAAAAAACGCGTCTTTGTTCGCGCGTCGAGCAGACCGTTCGGTTACCGGTGAGCTTTTCTTGCTCGTCCTTCCCGTCTAATTTCGCGAGTCTCAAATTTAAGTAGGTCGGCAGGGTCTCAGCGGCCCATTCCGGCAACGATTCCGGCAACTGTTGCCGGAATCCGACGTCACGGGTTTAGGTCACTATTCAAGTATGCGTTTTCTCGTTGCGATTAAGCAAGACTCGGTCGACGATCGTGACCTTGAGCGTTGGTTTGCCGGCGACGTCACGGTGACCTTAATTTCGGCGCGTAATGACGGAAATTCTCTGACGCAGGCGCGAGGAGGAAATTCAAACTTGATGCAAGACCTGGCCGACCTTGGCATAGAGGAGGGTCAGATTCATCGTACCCGAGGGAAATGGCAACACGAGGATGGTAAGATGCATCCGGAGCCGTCTCTTGCTGTTGAAGGTCTCCCTTTTGACGCCGCACTCGCGCTCTCTAAGAAATATAAGCAAGAAGCATTTATTTTCAAGGGTGCCGACGGCGTCGTCGCCATGTATCAAGGCTACCTCAAGCCGGGCGCCAAGACAGAAGCCCGAATTCCAACGAAAGACGGACAACCGCTCAGCGGAATGTCGGCTATACGCTCCGCTCCACGTCTACCCAAAGAGAAGCGTAGAGGGCCACCGAATCCGAACGATTTGTGGGTAGGCACACGCTCCAAGTCTTTTGAGATCCCATTTGACTTCGCTGACGACTCCAGTGTAAAGTCTTGGGACGGTGAGTCGCCTCTGACACAGGCTCACTTAGACGATCACGGTAAGGCTACAGGACAGCATGGACGAGAAATCGATGACGGCGGATTACGCACGGCGCAAAAAGGTCGTGGAAGAGCTGGACGCACAGACGCGTCTAAGGCAGGCCGAAAGGCTGGCGCAGGCCGATTACAAGTTGCGGAAGCAACTGAGGTGGAAACGTCTCGAGCGGATACGCAAGTCCGGATTAAGCTTGGTCGACGATCCTTTTCGTGTCGAGTAGCGTCCACGCACGCCGATCAAGTCATCGGCCTATCCAGGACGGCATCTTTGAGCGACACGGAAGGACTCCTTTTCTTCTTTGCCGAGCCTCAAGATGTTACGATGCACCAAGGTGGAGTGGCTTACCCGCTTGACATGATTGGAATCGACGTGAATCACGTCGTGACTAAAATTGTAGCCGGCACCGTGCCCAAATCAACTAAAAAGTTTAATTTTTCTCGCGTCGCATATCTGCTCGAAGTAGTTGCCGGTTCCGGCGTTAAGGTTGGCGATAAACTGACAGGCGACGAGCGTTTCGACCGAGGTCTTCACGACCGCGAAGACGAAGATGGCGACGATAAAACGATCACTCGACGTACACCGGACGTCGTCGAACAAGAGTCGACGCACATGTATGACGAGCCCATGGCCGAATACTACCATCAACTTTATCCTGACGCATTAGCGGACCAGCTTCTTGAGCCTGACATAGCGGATCCGGTCTTCAAGCGCGGACAGCGCGGCAAATGCGCACAAATTGTGGACGAGGCGAAGTTCGTCGAGAAGGTTGCCGATATCCTTTTTGCACACGTGGATCAGATTAAGTGGGGGCCCGATCATCTGAATGGCGGCGTCACGGAGCGTGCAGTAGTGACCCGTGAGCTACTCGCGCAATGGTTAGGCCGGGCGACCACGGAGGCGTCCAGATACGTTCTCGAGGCAGCGGCCGACGCGCGAGGACTCAACCTGATCGGGGACGCATTCCTACTGAGCGGCATGGCGGAAACCGTACAAGTTGGCGGGAACGGCCCTGCCCCTATTCTCGTTTTGCGGCGTCGGTCACTCTAATAAATCCTGGTATTGCGGCGTCGGTCACTCCAATAAATCCTGGTAAAGCTGGGCTATACGCAAGTTAAATGCGGCCCGATCGTCCTGTTCAATGCGACGCCGGCAGGCATCATGCAACTCTTTTTTTAGATTGCGCAGGTTTACGACCATGCTCAGGGCGAGGTCGAAATCGCAATCTTGCCCGTCACGCAGGCTCGACTCCGTCTCGAAGTTCAAAATCGTCGATTTACCGGGCACGATGAGCAGTGTGTCGCGTATCTCGAAGCATCTTGACTCTTTTCGCACGATTCCAAAGGTTTTTAGTGCGTACAGCGCCGCGATAAATTTCTCGGCCTCATCTTTGTCCATGCGATCACACCTTCCAAGCCTCTGACATGCGAGCCGTCAGAGTAATTTCTTCACGTTTGAGGTTCGAGCCGCACAGGCAATGATCTTCGCACGGTGCGCCACAGCGTTCTCGCGTGCATGGGTCGACCAGTTGGGCACAGCTTTGTTCGTCGCGTTCGGCAATGGTCGACATAAGGTCGCCGGACCAACGGCAGGCCGGACAGGCGTAAGAGTATTTAGGCATTTGTTACTTTCTTTCTTTCGTGATTTCGACTACGCCTTGACGAAACGGGGCAGTGTCACCTCGGCTAGGAATTCAGCCGCAGGTCGAGTCCAAACTTCAGTTTCACCGTTTACTACATATTTACTGTAAGATACCAGCGTTATCGCGGGATCGGACTCGAGATTGGATAGGAGCAAGATTGTGTACTTATTTCCCGTCTTGGAGTGGCGCCAGGTTTCGCCAACCTTGGGGAGCGGCATCGAAGGGTCAAGAGCGGACACTGTCTAAGCTGTTAGCAATAGATAGGCCAATCTTTCGCTCTGGATTTGGAAAAATGAGAGTCTTGAGCGCGCTTTTCATGTGCCCCTAAGACGCCTCAAAACGGCACATTATCTTGTGTATGGCCAATAAATTCGACGAGGCACGAGCCCGACGTCGCGCACACCGTCAAGAACGCATCTATTCACAACTACGTGATGTGATGGAAGAAACGTTTGACAAAGCGGCGTGGAACATGAACAGGAATCCAGAAGACGGGTCCACGCGGCGCATCCAAGGCCACCCCGGCGTCGCCGGTTCGGCATTCGTGACCGAAGTTTTGTCCGATTTCGACCTCGGTGGGCACTTGCGCTGCCGATATCTCGGCCTTACCCGAGAGGCGGGCATGGGCGGGCATGGGATCATTGACGGCGTACTAAAGATCGAGGCCACCATCACGCCTCCTCGTGGCGCACCTCAACGATTTGAGGTTCCTGTGCAAGTTCGGGCAGGCAAGATGCTGCGTCCAGCCCTCCTGAAATACCAGGGACACCCGGTCGTGATCTCGCAGAGCGGTATTGACGATATCGTACAACCTACGACGTTTGATGATCCTCCCGAACTCGATCGTGAGCACATGTTTGCTCCGAAACGGAAGCGTGCTAAGTTCGACCCGGCGTCATTCATGACCCGAGAAGAACAAGAAAAACTCAAGCAACAACGCGAAGACGAGAAGGCGACTGAAAAGTCGGAGGCGGACAAGGCCAAGGCTCGGCGAAAACAGAATCAGGGTGTGCCGCAAGATTTCGATCTTGATCGTGTCGCCGACGGCAGCACCAAGGTAGCGCGACTCAACACTGAGCTGCAAGTCGGCGCTGATGTTATCTGTCAGGGCGCCTACGTTCAAATTATCGCCTCGTATGACGATGGTATTCACGTCGTCGATTCTAACGGCGTCGAAGCCTTGGTGGACTCCAGTTTCCTAGTGCGCGCCCCGGTAACTCGGGCGATTACGGCAAAAGACAGTGACCCCATTTGGGTAAAGCTGACAGCTCCGTCCGCCCCATCCCCGTCCAGCCTTGAGCAGCCCGACGATGAAGAGGCTGAAGAGAACTGGGATGATTACGATTTCAACGCTGAACCGCTCGGCGGTACAGGTGTGACCCTCGGGGAGTTGGAGAAGATCGTCACGCAAAATACGACCAATCTTCGCAGCATTTATGAATTGGAGTACAAGGTTTCCATGCTCTCTCGAGAGCGTAAGAAGGGTCCTCTTGCTGATCGCGCCGAGATGAATCTCATGCAGTGGCGTACGTCTTTGGAGGCGGCCGTCAATTCGGAAATCTCTCTGTTGCATGACGCGTTTATCGATTGGATGGACGAATCGAACGAGAAGTATGGCGGCATGGGAGACACGCGTATTATTCAGTCCATCCAAGGCATGACCGATCGTCTCGCCTCGCCTCCAGCCGAAATCGGGCCTCGAATCGCGTTGCTCCACGAGGCGTTAACGACCGCGCATCACAACGCTAGCATGGGCACTTTTGCGTACGGTAAGGGGCGCGACAACGACTCAGCAATGGAAGGCGAAATTCAGAATCAGCTCGACGATTTGTCGAATACCGACGTAAGTCCTTGGGACGCGGAGCTGGAAAAGCTCAAGAGCATGCCTCGCGGCGGCGCTAAGCGTTAGTCGCTACTTTAGCGTCAGTTTGAAGGCCGTCTCAAATTCCACGACAAAGTCTTTTTGTGCCTGAGTTTCAGGCACATCACGTTTCCGCGCCTTCGAGACAATCTCTATCGCACGCGCGGCGGCGTAGCCTTCGGTCACAAGGGCGCACGCGAGGACTGTCCCAGTCCGTCCTCGACCTGCTAGGCAGTGGATGTATACGCAGGTGCCGTTCGCCGTTGCCGATGCTTGCAACGTGTGCAAGTTGCCCAGAATCTCGGTCATGTATAAAAGCGAGGGCACGGTCATGTCTGGGATCGGACAGTGGAGAACGACTCCTCCGCGGGCACTAAATTCTGTCTTCTCCTCGAGGTTGTACTCGTGCGGTTCCTGTAAACACAGGACCGACCTCACGTCTCTGTCCCAGAGAGTTGAATAGTCGCGCGCCGACAGAGGCATCGGTCCCATACACAGAGTTTCGTCAAGAGTGTAAATCCAACTCTTATTGTTGCCCTCAGAATTATCCATCAAGTCCACTTTAGCACGTAGCGTGCCAAGAGGTCAAGAGGTCTCGAGTCGCGCGAGAATTTCAGGTTGGTGCACAACTAAAAACTGCCGTAGTCTCAGCGAGACTCTGCCTCGTACAAATTCGGCTAATGGTTGGACACCTCGAGCCTGATTACACGCGCGGCAGGCCATGACCACGTTGGATGGGCCAGAATTTTTACCTCCTGCGGACATCGGTATTACGTGCTCTCGCGTGCGAGCCAAAAGAGGCGTGTCTAGTCCGCAATACAGACACTCCGTTTCAGCCTGGATGCGCTGTAAATCGGCCTTACGTCGGTGTTGAGACGGTTTTGAACTTCGGGCCATCGCTTCGAGGGCAGTTAGCACGATGCATGCCGGCACTTTTCAGCGTGTTACCACGTAACATATCAAAATCAGCCGTAGTATCGAAGTGAATCACTATTCTCTTAGTGGGATTCTCCACAAAAAGAGCAAAGCCGGTCTCGTTATGGGGCTCGCAAAAAGACTTAGCCTCCGACCTCGGAGACCTCGTCTCGCAGTCGGTCACGCTGGCGGCGAACCTCGACGTCGAGCGCGAATATTTAAAACGTCGCGCGCCCAATGCTATCGAATGGATCGTCGATCGACGGTTCTGCAATCAGCCGCAGTCCTACAAATTCTGGGGTTCGTATCGTCTCGTCAAAGAATTTTTTGAGTTGCGCTGTCCTGACTGTAACACGCCCGAAGTCGCCGGAGAGAGTTTCGTGCCCTCGGACCCTTGGGGACTCTCGCGCACGCAGCTCGAGTCAGAAGTGCTGCTCGTTTGGTCGGAAGACCAACAGGATGACGTCTGTCCAAAATGTCGTACGCCTCGCGCACAATTTATTGAGGACGAAGAGTTTAACGGTTACCGCAACTTACTAGGACTAATCGGTCAGCGAAGTGGAAAGAGCACGACTCTGGGTATGATCGGCACCTATATCGAACATGTACTCTCCACGATCGGTCTTACGCACGCAGACGGTCTTTACGGCTACCTGAATCATCCTCGCGGCGACCCGTTGCACATGACATTCATTGCCTCGACGGCAACGCAGGCCAAAGAGACCATTTGGGCAAAGTACAAAGGCTATCGTGCAAATGCGCCGTGGTTTCGACGTTATGTGCCTTGGGTGAAGGCGCAAGAATCCATCCAAGTTATCACTCCTGGCATGGAGCCATGGAGCTACACGGAAAATTCGACGCATATTCATAACGGGCTGCTTGGCCTGTCCGTCGACTCCCTGAACAGTAACTCTAACGGCATCGCAGGGCGTACTCGAGTAGCTTCGCTCATCGATGAAATTTGTCGCATGGAGCAGACGGAATCGTCACGTTCGGCGCAAGAAGTGTATCGTTCCATGGACGCCTCCGTGCAAACAGTGCAGGGCACGGCGGAACAATTCGGTCTTCCCACATGGCTCGGACTTACGGCGGCCATCTCCTCGGTCATGTCCGTAAACGATTATGGCATGCAGTTGCTAGAGTCCTCCAAAACTGACTCGCGTGTTTATGCTCGCAAAATGGCGACATGGGATTTTAATCCGTACCTGCCTAGATCTCGTTTCGCTGACATGCTGAAGAAAGACTTTGTCGGTACGATGCGCAATTTTGGCTCCGTCCCACCCGCAGCGGCCACGCCACTAATCGATCGTCCCGACGATTTCATTCGTACTGCGGTAGACAAGACGCTAACGCCTACGGCAACGTTTACTTACTACGATATCCCAGGCACGCACGGAAATCCGGACATGCTCGGCGTCAAAGTCGATGACATGCGCCCGTTGTTCGGAGCGACCCCTCGAGTTATCGCGGTAGACGCGGGTAAAAACTTCGACGCCTTTTCCGTCGCTTGTGCGCACGGGGACACCGATGCGGACGGCAATGTTATCACTGTTTTTGACTGGGTCATTCGACTGCTTACGCGAAACAAATCTCAAGAAGTTTATTTTGAGTCCGTGTACCAGCTATTAAAGTCTCTCGTGCCTCTGATGCCGATCTCTAAGGTGATGTTCGACCATTGGCAATCTACGACCATCATTCAACGCCTGCGAAACGAGTTCGGCATCTGGTCGGAAGAGGAGGTCACCACGAATGAACACTTTATTCGCTTCATGCGCGACTGTTATTCCGGGTACGTCAAGCTTCTGCCGGAACTGGACGAGGATCCAAGTTTTGACCCTCCCTACAAAAGTGCTCAGGGCGCCGCCTTGTATGAACTTTTGCATCTCGAGCGCGATCCTAAAAATGACAACGTTTTTAACCCTGCCAAGGGGAAGCGGCGCGGGTATGATTCAGACGATACGGCACGCGTAATTGTGCACGCACATCGTCTCGTTCAAGACTCGGGCTTTACCGAGAGGCAAGACGATACCTCGCGACGCGCGCGTCGAATTCGTGCCGAGGCTTCAACGGCAGACTGGAATTCAAGCGTTCGAGGCGGCGTCTTTAACTTCTCCAAATTTACTAAGGGCGGGGGACGCGGCTGGTAGCCGGCAGTGCATAAGAGCGCAAAAGCATGAAAATTTATTTCAAACGACTCTCTAAGTTCTACGCCAATGACGCACTCGGGCGGCGTAGTGTCGAAGTACCGCTGAACGTGAACGAGATCGACTCAGAGCCAAATCATTCGCACGGACTGCTCCACGAGGTCAGAACGGACTTTGAGCACGAGGCCAATCAAGAGATCACGCGACAGGAAGACTACGATGGGCAAGATTGGTCTTGGCCTGCGTATTCAAACTTTTTCCCAGTCGACACGCAGGAAAGTCCGCTCGCGATCGGCGACCAAATTGCTGATACCTGGAATCAAGGCGCCAAGGTCCGTGCACCTCTCGACGATCACGCCGAGGATGCCAATCAAATCCACAAGACGGAAGAATTCGGTCAAACTTTACCTTCTCTTGCGCAGGGTGAAATTACCGAAACGTCTATGACGGCGCTACCTCGAGACGAAAACGATCTGTTATCCCGACCTCGTACCCAGGACGGCCCTCTTTACCGCAAGACCCGCACAGGGTCGATAATTCTCTCCTTCAAGACGTGAAATGGTTAGACCGCCATGTCAAGAAGCCACTAGAAGAAACTGAATACAAAAATGAGTGACAAGAAGATCAAGATTTATTCGCGTTGGGGCAATCCAAAACTCCAAGCGGACTTAGACGCGAAACGAGAGATTGCGAAACGCGCAAATCCTGACGTTGATGACGCGCCTCACGGTTTCACGCCCGCTCAGATCGAGAAGATGGACGAAAAACTTCGTCCCGCGTTTGAAGCCAAGGTCGCCGGCGGGAAAACTGATCGTCGGTCACTCATGCAGTCACTTTTGCCCGAGGGTCGTGAAGTTCCATTGCGTCGGCGTGCTTACGGCGGCACGTTCAGCGGTGCCGGTGATGCTGGCGGATCTGTATATCAGTCTCAGCAGCCGTACCTCCCAGAATTTGCGAGCCGTGACCGTCAGTCCTATCCAATGCACCGTAGGCTCGCGAATACTTATTGGCGCCTATTCTACAAGATGGATCCAACAATTGGCTCTGTCATTCGCATGAAGGCGAAACTCCCTTGGTCAGACGTACAATTCACCGGCGAAGGCGTCGACGGGTCCATCAAAGAGGCGATGGAATACGCCTGGCGCGAGTGTGAGATTCTCGCAAATCTGGTCTATTTCTGTTCGGAGGAGGATGTTGTCGGAGAGGTAGTCCCGCACTTGATGTGGGATGACGCTAAGGGGCTTTGGACACATCTGGCCTGTCATAATCCAGACCAAATCAACGTTATCCATTCCCCGTTCGTGAAAATGGACCCGATTATCGAGTTTGTTCCGGATGAGAAACTAAAAGAGATCGCGACGTCTACGCATCCTATGCTCGCTAGAGTTCGGGACTCGATGCCTGACGAGCTGCTGAACGCGTTGCGTGCCGGCGACAACATTCCATTGGCCTCGACCAATGCCTCTTTCATCGCAAACAAGTTGCACCCGTATGACTTGCGCGGCACCAGCTCCGTATCTAATCTGTGGCGCTGTCTAATGGGCGAAGATTACCTTTGGGACGCATTCCTTTCCACGGCGAAACGAGCCGCGGCTCCGCTGAAGGTCATCAAACTCGGGTCGGACACGCACGGTCATATTCCAGGCCCTGCCGAAGAGCAGCGCTTGCTTCAAAAGTTGGCGGAAGCGGAGAGTGACGTACAGGCATGGCTCGTATATAACAATATGATCTCCTTTGAAATGGTCGGTAACAGTGACCGTTTGTTGTCGATCAATACGCACTACGATTTGTTCGAGCGTATCAAGTTGGCGTCTCTTGGCGTGTCGAAGGCATTTCTGAGCGGGGACTCGACGTATACCGCCTCCGCCGCCGGGCTTACGATCTTCTTGCAAAATATGAAGGCTCGGCGTGACTTTTACGTTCACAAGTGGCTCATCCCTAAATTCTTCATGCCGATGGCTATCGCAAACGAGTGGATTAAACCGAGTAAAAGTAGGGCGAGCGGTGGACACGTTCGAGTCAAGCGCTCCAGCAAAGAATTACTCGATGACAATCATTACGTGATGCCAACGCTGGAGTGGAGCAAGTCTCTCGACTCTCAGATTGACCGAGACCGCATCGATGCCATGCAGACACTTGAGCAGAGTCTCGGCATTAAGCTCTCCGATCAAAAGAAGTTTGCTTGCCTCGGCCTCGACAGTGAAGAGGAGCAGAAGCAGATTATTGAAGAGATTAAATTCAAACGTCAACTCGCAGGACAAGACCCGCAATTGGCGGCGGCTATCGGTCTTGCAGCGCCGGAAGCTCCAGCAGACGGTATGGGAGGCGGCGGGGGCCCTGGCATGATCAGCCCTGGAATTCCTCCGGCGGCGTTCGGCGTGGACGATGCCGCGTCGGACGGCGGCCTTCCGATGGATGATGCGCCAATGGGCGACGATTCCGGTTCTATTCCCTCCGAAGTGCCCCTGGATCAGCCTTTGGGCGCCGAACTACAGGCAGGTGACGGCGGGACGCCCACCTCTCCGCGACCGTCTGCAAAATCTGCCCCGAAAAGCCCGAAAAGTTCTCCGAACAAACACTGGGATCCAAAGACGATCCACAATGTCCAGGATTTCATGGAGAGACTCGAGCCTAAAGATTTGGACGAGCCTTGGATTTATGCGGTCAAAGATCGTGACGTACAAAAGGCGATTGCTACGGGCGACCCGCTACGGATGAAAGAGGCGTTCGAGCAATGGTTGGTCGATGAAAATTATCCGCAGGACCACATCGTTGAGTTTGTACGTTCGGTGAAGGCAGACTCGAACGATGCCGTGGAACACGACGTCGACTTAGAGAGTCTTTCCCGTATCGAGGCCCAAATACTTGGAAAATCTGAGTATTCAGACCTAATCAAAGGCAAGAATAAATCCGTCAAGTAATTGCCTCCAGGCTGTGCGGAGTGCCGAGTCGTCTTACCTCTCCGGCACCGATCCATAGGCCAACATCCTGACATTCTTATTGTCATGGCTTTTCACAAGACTGGTGTCGTGACTCCCATTGGCGAGGTCGTTGTTCTTCCTGACGCGTCAACGCCCCTTCTGAAATCACCTCCGACGGACCTAGATACGATTCGGCGCCGACTCGCTGAGATCGAGGCCGAAGTAGCGACTTTTCTTGAGTCCTCGACGCACAAGTAATGACTTTCCAAAAGTTTGCAAGCGTTGCGTCGATTGCTTCGGCGACACTCACTGAGTCCGGTTCGCTCTCTAAACGGGCGGATAACGCGGCAGAGCGCGGCCATTCCGATCAAAAATCCTACTTCATGGACGGGGCCAGTAAGCTCGATGTTCGGGCAATCTTGGCCGAAGTTTCCGACAAGTACGCCATTTCCAAAGACCCCTCAGACTACATTTTCGAGGCGATTCGCGCAAATAGCGTCAACGTGCCCAACGAGAATCATGACGCATTTCATAAAAATGAACTCTTGCGTTTCGACCCTAAGAAAAAGGTAGCCGTCTATCTAACTTACCGAAACAAGGGACACTTTATGAACCATGCCGCAAGCGACCCGCTCCGGGCACGTGGCGTCATTTTGGATTCACATTACAATGACGATGCGGCGGCGCTGGAAAACTGCCCTACGTGCAGTCATCGAACGGCGGAAATCGAACAGCGGGACGCGTCCGGTATTCACTGCGTTGCTTGCGGCACCGTCGTTAAAGACGAATTTGTCGAGATTCTCGTTGCCGTCGACACTAAAAAAGACCCTGATTTAGCGCGTGGAATTCGTGCCGGCATCCTTAATGCCGGATCGATGGGTTGCAGTTGCTCATCTACGATTTGTAACGTGTGTGACCATACCGCGCGCACCGTGCACGACTTCTGCGATCATATCAAGTCTGGCGCAAAGGGTTCTTTGTGGCTCGCCGATCGTGACGACGAAGGTCATCCAGGCAAGTTCAAACGCGTCAACGCTGACCAAGTTAAGCAGCTCATCAAGGCAGCTAAATTCAGCCCGAAACTAGAGGGACAGCTCATCGACGTTTCTATGGTGCTTCCTGGCCATATCGTCCGACGCGCTTTCGAGAACTGTAACGGAGTTGAATTCGACGAGTTTTCTCGAGTCCATCGTCCAGCCGACCCTACCGCACTTTCGATTGAGATCCTCAAGGCGGCCTCCAGGGCCGACCGCGAACTATCTCTAAAGGAAGAAACTGAACAGCTCATTATTCAAGCAACAATGAAGCGTTCTGCGTCAAATAAAAATCAGGACTTCTACGCCGTTCGCGTAAATGGAAACGACGAAGATATCCATGTCGCAGCGTCATTGCCCGAGGCAATTGCGGAAGCCGGTCTCGGTGAACGCGATCGCGGTGAGTATTTCAAGTTCGCTGCGGCGAATAAAATCCGTGCGCTGGCTAAGGCAGTTTCTACGTCAGTCTTAAAGTCTGCGCAGTATTTGCCTCTTAACGCGGACGTGCAACTTATGATCCCGGACGGGATGCAAGTGCACATGGACCCGCTCAATGCGCAGCCGGGACAGCCGGGACAGCCGGGACAGCCGGGACAAGACCCGAACATGATGCCAGGCGAGCAAGAAGTCACGCCTCAAGACCCGACGTTGCAGGACGTCAATAAACAGGAAATGCAGCAGATGGACACGGAACAGTCTCCGGAAGAGTTCGGCATGCTGCCCCCAGGAGCGAGTCTCGACGAAATTAACGCCGAAGACGAAGGAGAAGAAATGGAAGAGAAATTTGCCTCAGTTTATGGCGATTTCCAGGTCGAAGTCTCCCCGGATAGTGCGGTTGTGCAGGCTCCGGGCGGTGACATTCTTACTGTGAAGTCAGCTAGACCACTTAACACGGACGAAGCCAAGATGGCTTTCGGACAAAAAATTATCGCGTCGGTTACGACTGACGGACTCGTGCGCACCGCACTCAAGTTCAACGGAGACTTTTCGTCTCGTGTTGCGCAGATGTTCGTGGACCTCGCCGAGGACCGACCCTCAATGGGCAATGGCGGAACGCTTGACGGCGATCCTAATCCCGACATGGTCGAAGGTCGCAAAGAAATGAAATCAGTCGGTCTCGGTGAAGGTATCAATACCTTGGAATCGGATCTCGCTGAAGACCGTAACGGTTTCGAGAATACGACTCTCTCCTCGCGTGAGACTGATCTCGCGGATGAAGTTGAAGAGATGTCAGCTCAAGACAGCGGCACGGAAGAAAATGACCTCACGGAAAAGCACGATCCGCTTGCCAAGAGTTCGATCGACAATCCGAAACGTGACTTTGCAGCGAAGGCCGCGGCCAAGGTTGCCGAGGAGCGCGTTCGCAAATTGTATGCTTCACGGCTCGAGAAGCAGGCGGCGGAGTTCGCTCTTGAGCGTGTAGCCCTCGAGAAGACTCTTGTCGACCGTTTTGCTCGCGCCCTCAAGGTTGCTGCTAAACGTCGCGCTCGCAATGTCGAAGAGTCGCCCCTCAAGGCGTCCGTTCTCGACTCCCTTACTGTTACGCGTCCGATTGGAGTCGTGGCAGGTACAGGCGAGGAACTCGAATGGCGGGCATTGGACGACGGCCTCGCGCTCCATTTAATTGAAGCTGCCTGGGCACAAAGTGCGGACGAAGAGATCGACTCTCTTATCACTCGTGCGGCCGAACTGCTGAATTACGACGATAAATATCTCGTTAGTGCAGAGGCCGATTTGAAAAAACATGCGGCTTATATCCCTGAAGTTACTTCGGTAGCTCAGTTGGAACCAGTAGATGAATTCTCGACGCGTAGCGCGTCAATGCGACAAGATTTGTCGCGTGGAAACTTAGACCTTGCATCCTCGCCGATTGACGTTGATGCAAGACAGTCCTTCAGGTCTCAAATTCGTGATGCCTTAGGTCAGAACTCAGTCAATCAGCTAATTTCGGCCGAATAAGCCGGAACATAAGGAAGGAATAATTACAAATGGGTCACACCAATAGCGGTACTCGACTGTCTGCATTCCAGACTCAGGCTTATCCGACTGGTCTGGATCGTCATCGCTGCAAGCTTGGCGTTCAACTTGGAACTTGGAAGGCGGGCAATTCTGCCACTTTCCGTGAAGGCGCTCCCGTCATGCTTAACAGCGCTGGCGAGGTCGTTCTTTTTGACGCGGCGAACGGTTCAACACTCTTGGGTGTTGCGCTTGCCGGCAAAGATTCAACTCAATACTCGATCGTTATCGACGAGGCCGTTACTTTCGGCACTTCGACGGCGCTCAAGACTCTCGATCATCCGAACATCTCGGCATCTTCACTCGTTGTTCGCAGCGCAGTGGAAGGTGGCGGAACTGTTTATACGATCACGACTGACTACACTGTCAACTTGACGAACGGCACTATCACTCACGTGGAAGCCGGCATCGACGAGGAAGCACCTGTCTATGTCAGTTACAAATGGCAACTCCTCGAGTCGGCTTACGCCAGCTCAATGGGACGGCCGTTTCACTTGTCGAATGACGCTGTAACTTATGCCGGTGGCGCTCTCGCCGTCGCGCAGGGTGCAGGCGGCGTGAAGATTTTCACGATGGAATACGACGCGGATCAAATCTACTCGCTTACTGGCGCGACCTCAAACGTCTACGCCAATACAGGAGGTCTCTTCACGAGCGCGGCGTCCAGTGCGAAGCTTTGCGGTAAGGTGACCAAAGTTCCCTCGAACTCTGACCCTTTCCTCGGAATTGACTTTATCGGTCAAGTGGCTGCCAACAGCTAATTAACAGAAGGAGAATAATAGATATTATGAAATTCGTAAATCCAAAAAATCCCCTTCGTAAGCCTGCTGTCGGCGTTCCGACACAGATATCGAAGGTTGCGTCTCGACGGGACGAAGTCAATTTCGACGAGACCGGCACCCTCAACCCTAAGAAGGTTGTCGGCAAGACCGCTCACGGCGAATTGCTACGTTCCAATGAGCGTATGTATGACAAGAACGGCGAATCGAATACGTCAAACAACAAGGAAGCTTTCGCGCAAGCGGCGCACCTGTTGTCCAGCGTCTCTCGTGATGCGTTCTCACGCACTGCGACTAAGCAGGAAGTAGACAAGAAGCGTCAAGTTCTCGCGGCGGCTATGAGCGATCGTAGCGGCGAAGGCTTCGCGATGGTTGCGGAAGAGATGGCCGGCACGATTAAATCTCGTATCGACTATCAGGGTTGGATTCGTCAACTCTTCAAGAACCGCACCCTTGGTCAGAATGAACTCTGGCGTGTCCAGAAGGACGTTCGTTCGGCCGCTTTCGTTACTGCCCCCGGTGGTCAGGGCGTCGAGTCGGTTCTTCGTGGCGAGTGGATTCTCCCTCCGGAGAGCATGATTACTGCGTTCGTCGAAGTCGACATGAACGAAATCTATCAGAGCAATTTTGACTTGCTCGAACGTGGTGCGGATACGGCGCGTCAGTCGATCTCTCTTGAGGAAGACAAGCGCGGTCTCGCGGTTATTGATGCAGTTTCGTTGGCGGGGGATAACGCGGTTTCCACGTTCTCCAGCGTCTCGATTTCTGTCCTCGAGAACTTGCGTTATCAGGTCGAACAGCACTCATTGATCGTAGACAAGTTCTTGATCAATCGTTCGGAACTTTCGGACATGCTCATCAACATGAGCGGTTCGGTTGATCCTGTCACTCAGCGCGAGTGGACACTTGCCGGTTACGCCGCGACATATTTGGGAACAGATATTCTCGTGACGAGCGGCATGTATAACGAAGTGACGGTTCCTGCCGGCACGATTTACGCTGTTACCGCTCCCGATTATCTCGGCGAGATGGGTATCCGTATCGAGCTTTTCAGCGAACCGTACAACATGCTTCCGAACAAGATGTTCCACAAGGGCATCGGCTTCGCGGAGAAGGTTGGCTTCGTGTGCCCGAACGGCGGCAAGCCCGTCGCTAAGGCCGTGAAGATTTAAGTAGTCTCGGTTACTTAGACTGAAGTAGAGTTAGCGTTGACGAAATCTCGAAAGAGACGCAATCAACGCTAACTCGATCGTCTGTCTAAGACAGATAAATTGAGGTCGGGGTTCGTATTCCTCGCGCCTGAACAAGAAATGAATACGAGCGCAACCGGGTCCGCTAACCCGAGGCATAGAATGAATTCCATTGTCGTCCTTGACGCCCGCTCAAAATTTATCGAGAACGTGGCTCCGGCAGTCGCGAGATTTGCACTCAAGCAAGGTTTCGCAACAATACACACGCAAGACCCGTTTACTATTCAACTTGTTGAAGGCGTCGAAAAATGCCCTAAACCTGTTGACTCTCGCGTCAAGGCGCCTATAGAAATCATTCGCATACAGGGAAATATGAACAACAACCAAGTCACGAATTCTATCAGCTTCGAGGATTTTTTTGAACGTGTTGACCGTGCGAACGGCGGCGACGGTCTCGTCTACGCGCGCTCCACGCATCCGCAAGGCTATGACGTTATTCTCGGCGAACTTTACGACGCGTCAGGCAAGCATGCGCGAAAGTTTCCTCCGATTAAACGCGATCCAGTGCTTCTCACGAAGACGGCACGGCTTGCTGTTTTGCGCGACCACGGCGACTTGATGGAAATGGTGCAAAAGGGCGCTATCCAACTTATGTCGTCCTCGGAAGCACTTGCATTTTTCGGCCGTAAGTCTGAAATCACGGGCGTGCCTATCGAAGAATTGATTCGAGATGCCGAACAGGCGTCACAGAAGGCGGCTTCACACTCTCCGGGAAGCGTCACAGTCGACGAAAAACTCAAGGTCGGTGCCGGCAGTGCGCCAGCCGTCTCGATTGAGGCGGTCATTTCTCCGCGGGTTATGAACTTTGTGGCCGGCCTTAGCGCGGAACTAGACGACAACCTGCGTACGCCTGAGAAGGCGGCGGCGGTGAAGTTTGCTGACATGATCGACAACCTTTCGAGCGACGAACTCTCGTATATTCAGGCCCACGGCTACTACCCCTCGATCCGCAAGAAGGCATCGGCACGGTTTGACGAAATGCAAATCGCCAAGTCGCCGAAAATGGATGAATAATGCTCACATTTGCCCGAGAATTTGACCTGTTTCTGGCCACTCATGGGGAGCTTCTGACGGTCGTCCTCCTCAATCTGGCATCGGCCCTGTAGCATCTAGCCAACTAGAGCGACTCGTTCACTATTTTGGCTATGAAGAGCACTAAAAAGCTTAAATTTTGGCGGGGCGCCGCAACCACGGTGGCTCTAGGTCTTGCGCCTTGGGCAGTATTTGCCGCGGGCGGAGCGACATTGTTGGCTACGATTGTCCTGAGTGTCATCGCACTTGCGGGCGCCATCGGAAACTGGGCGGACTCAGAGCTGTCCGAAGCCATGACGGCACGGTCGGAAAAGTCACAGCTTAGGGAGGCCATTGCAAGTGATTGCGAGGCCGGTAAATCGAAGCAGCGCGCGGCGTCAGACGTCAAGCCTAATAAAAGTGACATCAGTGACTCCGAAACGCCGAGAAGACGCCCGGTGCCCCGCACGAAATCTAACAAGGGCAAGAAGGAATGATGAAGTGGCTATGGCCTACCCTCGTAGTATCAGGTGTAGTTTGCCTGGTGGTGCTCTATTGGGCGACACGTAATAAAAAACTTGCGGCGATTGCGGTAGACGTTATTGAGAACCTGCACGCGCCACATATCCGTCATTTGCAGTCGAAGAGTGACGAGCTGACAGTGGACTTGAAATCGAATGCGGCGGAGGTGCGTAAGCTCAACGCTGAGGTCGCAAATAGGAAAGCCGAAATTGCCGCGGTGTATTCGATGACCGATTTATCCGCGGCCGATGTCAAGAAACGCATTGACAAGCTGCGGCTCAAGTAGAGAGCGCGGAGCAGTGACGCCGAGTGAACTATGCCCGCACCTAAATTACTCAGTTGTTTGCTTATTTCGATACTATTGCACGTACCAAGTCGTGCGTACGCAGATAACTCTATCGTACTCGAACATGAGGGTAAGGAGTGGAACTGTCTTGAGCCGAAAGACGCGCTCTCTTTAACCTTGCAGGCCGAGTTGTCGGGCTCGCAGCACGCGTTGATCGAGGCGCTCAAATTGACTGTGCACACTTCTACGCGTGCGCTTGCGGTGGAGCGCGAACTGGTCTTAGCGGAACGCGCCCGCGGTGACGACTTTAAGTCACGTCTCGCGGAGGTCGCCGAAGAAAGTATTATGGGCGAGCCGGAATTTTGGGCGGCGGTGGGCGGGGTTCTCGTGACGGGTGTAGTTCTCGGCTTCGCTCTTGGAAATGGTAACGTAACGGTGGTAAAATAAAATGTCTGTCGCTAACGCTAGACTAGCGCTCAAACGCGTACTTAAAATGAAACCGCACGTCGTTAAATACGCGGCACAATACGGCTTTCGACCTTCTTTGATCGCGGCTATCATTTGTCGCGAGACCGCCGCACTCGACATGTACTGTTTTCCGCCCCCGAAAGGTAAATTGGGCGACGGCGGGCATGGAGCAGGTCCAATGCAGATCGATGATCGCTCCTTCCCGGCGTGGCACAAAGACTGGTCTGCGGGTAAATTGTCTCTCGAGAGCGGAATAGAGAAGGGATGCGAAGTTCTCTCTTTGAAGTTGAAAGAGGTCACGAAAGCTTTTCCTAACGCTCCACACGTCGATTTACTCCGTTATGCCGTAGCTGCGTACAACTCGGGCCTAGGCGGGGTCAGAAAGTCACTGTCGCAAGGTACGGACCCTGACGCGCGTACGACGAGCAAAAACTATTCGGCGGACGTATTAGAGATGGCTACATTTCTAAGTGGCCATTTCGACTCGTAATCTGTCGCATTATTTTTTATACCATGATTGCATCGTTCAAACGTTTCGGGACTTGGTTAAATTCAGGACCTATCGCCCCTTGGGCAATTGCCGTTCTGACAGCGGTGTACTTCTATGCGCGAGCCGAAGTTACTGTCTCGGCCCAAGGAGATGCGTTGCGGCAACTGCAAACTCAACACTCCGTCGACAATGTTGTCATTAAAGCCTATCACGACAGAGACATGGATATCCTTCGCGCGGAAGTTCTTCGGCGTCTCGATTCCATTGAACGTAAACTAGACTCGGTCGATCAGTGGTCTAACCCGCGCAGGCATAAATAAATCGCGGTTCGGCAGCCCTCTTCAGGTCGGCAAGGAAAAAATTAAAACTCTATGGCAAAAACACCTCTCACCGCAGACAACGTCATGATGGACGGCGGAATTCTTTATTTCAATGAGGCGGTAACCACGGATGCCGTCATTCAGTCCAAGGTCGCACTCAATAAGCAGCACAGGAATAAGGTTACACTTACTTGCGATTCGTCAGTCTCGGGCGCCTGGAGTATTTTAGACGTGGACACCAACGGTCGTTATTTCGAGTTGATTGAACTCGCCGTGATCGGAGGAACCCCCTCGGTGTACTCCCACAATCACACCGTGAGTGGCATCTTTTGTCGATTTACTCCGAGCAGTGCGGTTAGCGAAACCGTGTATCTTCGCGCGCTTTTCGGTACGAGTTAATTATGGCCGACATCAAACAACTAGGAAACGGTAACGAAACTGGCACGTCGGTAGGGACTGCCGGAACTTTAATATCTACCGGCTCCAAACTTGCCAGTGGGCGAGGCTCATTTTCTTGCGGTTCCTCTTCCATTGCAGGCACAACGGAAGCATTGAATATCGTATCTATCGAGAATGCCGCAGGCGCAAACAGCGTCACACTGGTAACTCGAGTTCAACTCAGTATTCTCGCAGGGTCGGCCGCTTTGACGGGACCAGTTTTTTTAGGCCGAACCAGCGCTACGCCTTCCGGTGGAACTGCGCAGACAGCGCAAAAACTGTCCAGTGCGTCCGACTTGCCTCAATCTGTCGTGCGCGTCGTTCCTACCGCGACAGCCGCCAGTGGACGGCTGTCGTCGCATAGTTGTCCAGGCATCGAAAACGTTCTTGAGGTCATTGAATTGTTGCAGTCTGGCCCATATTTTACTCCGATCAGTTTGGGGTCGGGGGAAGGGTTGATCTTGTTCGCCAGCTCCAGCACTCTAGGCCAACGTTTCTGTGTTAATTTGGAGTGGATAGAGGCGGGGTAAAATGCCGGCCCTGAGTTCTAGGGTGCGCAATCAGTGAGGAAAACGGAATTATGATTACAGTTAAAGACTCATTGGGAAGAGAAATTTTTATTGCGCGCGGACATGCCGGGACGCTCACGGTCCAAGTTGTATGTCCTGATGGGGTAGAGGAACCCAGTGTTGAGTTAGGCGAGAGCGCAGAGGGTGTGACACTCAGGCTGAATGGGGAAATGGTTCTGTCTAATTTCCCTCTGACAGAATTTTCAGCTCCCACGTGCGACGCAGAAAATTGCTCTAATCCCATCAAGCATACGTCCCAGGCCGCCTCGTCCTTTAATGTCACGTCACGGCGACTCAACAGATACGTGTGCTATGCTTTTTGTAGTGCTGAGTGTCAAGCGAGCTGGTACGAAGAGGCGGGCGGTACTGTACTTGACGAGGCCAGTATTTCGGCCACCGATACGGATATCCGCTTCACGCACTCGGACAAATCAGGAGTTGAGCCGTACGCAGTCAAGACCGTCCACGATTTCAGCGACGCCGCGACCCTGAACGAATGGTGGGCGACACCTACTGATCAAGAGGCCGACTTAGAGTCGCTACCTGATTTGGTGTTTTCACGTTCTCAAAAGGAATGATATGACCGCTGATATTCGACAGACCGGGACGGGTCTCCTCATCCGTGAGGACGATGTCTTGCTGCCAGCCGGTGTAGGCACCTTGAATTTTGGTGCAGGCATAACGGCTGTAGTTGATCCTACAGATCCTACGCAAATCAACATTACCGCGGTCGGCGGCGGAGGTGGTAGCGGTGACGTTGCAGGTCCCGCGTCTGCGACAGACGATAATATCGTCACTTTCGACGGCGTGACCGGTGAATTGATCCAGGATAGCGGAATCGCTATCGCAAATATCGCGCTTCAAAGTGATATTTCTAGTCTTGACACACGTCTCGATACGGCAGAGAGCGCGCTGGCGACCGCCGTCATCGATATTTCTAGTTTAGAGGCTGATGTCGTCACTCTGGACAATAATATCGCAGCGGTAGACGGAGATTTAGACACCCACGTCGCCGCAACGAATCCGCACTCCGGGCATGCCATCGGCGCAGGAAGCGCTGTTTCAGGTAGAATTGTTTCCTTCTCGGGTACAGGCGGAAAACAACTCGCAGATTCCGGCGTCGCCGTAACCGCAATTGCAGCCGCTCAATCTTCAGCCGATGCACACTCCGCTAGACATGTCACAGGCGGCGGTGACGTGATTGCCGACGCAGTCGCGTCAGGCAACTCAGGTTTAATGAGCGGAGCCGACAAAACGAAGCTCGACAGTGTGGAGTCGGGTGCGATCAACGCACTAGGAGGATCGGGTCTTACGAAGACCGGCTCGACGCTAGACATCGTCGCTAATGCTGACGCTTCGATCGTCGTCAACGCGGATGACATTCAAGTCGCGCCGTGGTTACAGGTAGCTGCTAAGAGTTTTCTTTTCGGCCACGGCTACGATGGCGCTACAGTTCTCGCTGGAGGAACGACAAGACACGTCCAAGCAACTTC